TTATTCAAACAGTTTGTATTCGCTGAAAGTGATCACTTCCTTTCCAACAATCGCATTAATTTCTTTCAAGCGTTCTTGTAGCGGAATAATCTCATTGACAAAAAACACTTTAGTCGCTTTTTCTACATCACCAAAGCCACCAGTATTGTTTGGGATAATCCCCATCAATTGCGGAGGTACACGGTGCGCCGCTAACACATCATCACGGCTGGTGTTTTTAATATTTAAAAATTCATCTTTGCCAACTGCGTCCGACAGTGGAATCACTTGCAATCCGTCTTTTTTACCATTAGGAATATTGATGAACAAATTTTTGAAATTGCCCTTACCTTTGGTTTGTCGAATCTGCTCTTTAATGGCTTCAACATCATCTTTATTCTGCGTCGGATCTGTTAAATAAATTATCGACCCTGCATGTGCACCATTCAAATAATATTTACGGCGGAACAATGTTGCACTCTCATTTAAAAATGCAGACTGCAATGCCGCCAAATATTCCGGCACGCCATAAATTTCTTGATTCACATCAGGATTAACCAGATTGAAAACCGAACCTTTTGCGAACTCGTGTTCATCAAATCCATTCACCACTTGATAAAATACGCCCTGTTCTACGCCAACCCGCATATATTTTGCCAGTGGTGCATTTAATGCCATCACATTGCCAAAACGATTACGTTTGATTTCAATATAAGCATTGCCGAAAACCAAATAATCTTGCACCAATTTTTCAAGTTGTGTGCGTGGCAAAAGTGCGGTCGTTTTGCAGGTTGAAAGCAAAATATTTTTCTTCACCGTAATCGCACTTTGATGATGTGCCGATGCGTTCAATGCTTTAGAGAGATAACTCAAATTAATCGGCGGATTGTAATATTTTTGATACATCAACACCGGCTCGAAATAATTGAGTATTTCCGCACGGTCAAGCACGGGAATCGGCTCACCAAAACTAAAGGCTTCAGCGTTGGAATGTGAAGAAAGTGCGGTCGTTTTTTTACGTGATTTTTTCATTGTTTAATCCTATTCAAAGGTGAAAATGGTGGTTTGTGCGCTACCGACAACATCACCGCCGGAGCCATAAGGAACGTTTAAAATGCAATTCATAATCGCCCACGATAAATCGCCGTGGCTGGCCTCTTCCGAACGGTCGGAAACATAAGTGATTCTGCCTGTGCCAGTGGTGCGTTTTTTCACTGTCATAAACCTGGTGATAATTTCTTTGCCGTCAAATTTAAGGCGACGTTTCTGAATGAGATTTTGCGTTTTCAGCACCATTTCATTTTTTAAATCAGCGTTATAATCTAAACCTTGCGCCATCGGGTAAAATTTCCTTACTTCTTGATACACACCAGACCCCATCCCAGTTTTATCAATCACAATACGGGTGACGTTATAATCATCACAAAATTGTTTAATTCGATTGGCTTGTGCCTCATAATCCATACCGTGAAAGGTTTGCCAATGCAACACACGATAGTCGCCCCCTTCCACTTTCGGCGGGGCAACAATGGCAAGTGCTGCACGGTCGCCGGTAAATGCGGGGTCATAACCGAGCCAAACTTCACGATTACCGAATGGCCGTTGCCAAAATGGTTTATAGTCCGTCCACTCTTCTAGGCTATCCACTTGACATAACTGCAAATCAGCAAACTTGAAAGCAGAGCTATCATCATCTGCAAATTGACATAAAAATAACTGCTCAAACTCTTCTTTGCTGTTCTCTGCAATCAAATCATCAATATTAAACAGGTCGCAGCCACCTTCCATCGCATCATAAATGCTCACAATTTGTTTCCATTGGCGATCTGCGCACAATTTCCCACTTTTTAAATTTTCGTGGGAAATATCAATATCCACTTTTTCCGATTTCGCACGGTTGCGATTAAAGGCTTTGCCGGAAAAGAACGCATAAGCGGGGTGCGCAATGGTAGTGGGCGTAGAAAAGTAGGTTTGACGATACATCTTTTGCGCTGCCATACCCGATGCCACTTTACGCATCACATCAAATTTCGGCACCCAAAACACCTCATCAAAATACAAATTGCCATGATAGGATTGAGCGGTAGCCGAGTTAGTCCCTAGAAAAATCAACTCTGCCCCATTTGGCAATTTAATGGTTTCTCCTTTCAAATCTATATCTGCCGTTTTTTTTGCATAATTCACAATATAAGATCGAAACTGCAGTGCCTGTTTTTTACTGGCTGAAATAAAAATTTGATTATGGCCCGTTGTCAGCGCATCAACAAAGGCTTCATGAGCAAAATAATAAGTCGCCCCAATCTGACGACTTTTCAAAATATTGCGGATTCGGTGTTCCTTTGCCTTGTGCCACACACGTTGATAGTTAAACATTCCCTCAAGAAAGCCATTAATCAACAATTCTTCTTGTTCTTGGTCTATTGCATTCTGTTCTGTTTTCTTACGTTCGCCTTTATTGCGATTAGCCAGTTTCGGATTCAAATCTACTTCATTGCCTTCGCCAAAAGAATATTTTTTCACCCGTGCCATACGTTCCATTTGGCGACCAAGTAAATCAATTTCTTTATAATCCGCCCCACTCTTATTTTCTTTCAGAATGAGCAAATTCAAACGGCTTTCAAGTGTCAGTTCCACACGCCCGACCGGTGCGAAATCGTCCCATTTTTCACGCTCTTTCCAACTGGAAATCGTCGATGTCGGAATATTTAACTGACGTGATATTTCCGCAATTTTATAACCGCTAAAATACATCACTTGTGCTTGACGTTTAGTGTCTGCCGTGGTTTCCGGTTGAAGTGTATTGTTGATAGGTTCTGTCATGCGTTATCTCTTAAATTTTAATAACGGCATAGTAGAAAGGATAAGTGCGGTCGTCTTTCAGTGCGTTTTGTGAAACCAAAAGCAACAATGGCAAGCACTCGCACAGGTGTGAAAAGTCTTTCAGAATGGGCGCAATTATTAAACTCATTCACTAAGGACAAAGCCGATGGCAAAACTTTCTAAATGGTTTGTCGTTGCAACAGAAGGAGCAACAACAGACGGTCGCATGATCAATCGCAGTTGGATTGAACAAATGGCGGCAAATTACGACCCTAAAAAATATGGTGCACGTATCAATCTTGAGCATCTTAAATTCCGTTACATGTGGAAAGATGACCCGCATTCCAAATGCTACGGTGATGTCATCGGATTAAAAACCGAAGAAAACGAAGAAGGTAAATTGCAGTTATTGGCTCAAATCGACCCAACGGAAGATTTAATCAAGCTCAATAAAGAACGCCAAAAAATCTACACTTCTATTGAATGTGATCCTAATTTTGCAGATACCGGTGAAGCCTATTTAGTTGGATTAGCAGTGACAGACAATCCGGCAAGTCTTGGTACGGAAATGTTGAAATTTTCTGCTGGTGCAACAGCCAACCCACTCAACAACCGAAAAGAAAAAGATGACAACCTTTTCACCGCTGCTGTTGAAACTGAATTTGAATTTGTGGAAGAAGCGGAAAAATCCCCCTCAATTCTTGAAAAAATCAAAGGATTATTCGCCAAAAAAGAAAAATCCGATGATGAACGTTTTGCCCTACATGAACAATCTATTGAATTGTTAGCCGAGCAAACCAAAGAAACGCAGGAAAAATTGATCGCACTTTCTGAACAGCTAGCACAACGCGAAAGCGAATTGGCAGAAATGAAAATGGAAAACAAAAAAATTCTTGCGCAGTTTGCAGAATTAGAAAAAAAGCCTGAACAAAATTACACACCTCGCCCAGTTGTGGCAGGTGAAAGTGCAACCGAAAAAGGGTTCATTTTCTAATTTAAAAAACACCGAAACGAACAGACTTTACAGAATACTTAACACACAGGATTTTCAATATGAAAAAACTCACCCAAGAAAAATTTAATGCGTACATTGCATCGGTCGCAGCAGCAAACAACCAAAGCGAAAATTTTGTTGCGGCTGGCGGTCAATTCACTGTTGAGCCTACCGTTCAGCAAACTTTAGAAAATGCCGTTTTAGAAAGTTCCGAGTTTTTAAAACGTATTAACGTTGTGCCGGTTACTGAAATGAAAGGTCAAGCATTACGTTTAGACGTATTAGGCACAATCGCAAGCCGTACCGATACCAACGCCAAAGACCGTGAAACAACGGACATTCACAGCTTACAAGATAATCCTTATTCTTGTGAAAAAACCAACTTCGACACACATTTAAATTATGCAACCTTAGATGCTTGGGCAAAATTCCCTGATTTCGCATCACGCATTGGCAATTTAAAAGCTGAACGCATTGCGCTTGACCGTATTATGATTGGTTGGAATGGTGCAAGCGTGGCGACAACCACCGACCGCACCGCTAACCCATTATTACAAGATGTCAATAAAGGTTGGTTAGTGCAAATCGAAGAAAAAGCCAAAGCACGCGTGATGACTGAAGAACAAAAAGGCTCTGGCAAAATTGAAGTTGGTGCGGGAAAAACATACAAAAACCTTGATGCTCTTGTATTCGCATTAAAAGAAGATTTCATTCCTGACCAATACCGCAATGATTCAAAACTCGTAGCGATTCTTGGCAGTGACTTATTGGCGGATAAATATTTCCCGCTTATCAACCAAGAAAAACCGACCGAAATTTTAGCCGGTGACACCGTTATCAGCCAAAAACGAGTCGGTGGCTTGCAAGCAGTTTCCGTGCCATTCTTCCCCAAAGGCACAGTGTTGGTGACCTCGCTCGACAACTTATCAATCTACACCCAAGAGGGTGCAGTTCGCCGCAACATCATCGACAATCCGAAACGCGACCGTGTAGAAGACTACATGTCATCTAACGAGGCATACGTGGTTGAAAACTACGATGCAGTAGCGGTGGCTAAAAACATCACCATCATTGAAGCACCGGCAGGCGCAACGGAATAAGCCAATGCGCCCGACTAAACGTCATTTTATCGAAGTCTCTGCCGCTTTAGCCAATGCGGCAGAAACCGAAGATTTAAGCCAATTTAGCGAATACGACAAAATGCTTCGCTTGCTTGCCCGCCACAAAAAGGATTTAAAACAAATCCAATCCACGGTGCGCAAAGCAGAATTTAAAAAACGCATTTTGCCGGATTATCTGCCTTGGATTGAAGGCGCATTATCTGTCGGAACGGGTAAACAAGATAATGTGGTGATGACGTGGTGCGTATGGGCGATTGATTGTGGCGAATATCACCTTGCTTTAACCATTGCTGAATATGCTGTTTTTCACGATTTGCGACTGCCTGAACCGTTCAACAGAACCCTTGGCACACTTGTGGCAGAAGAATTTGCCGACCAAGCGAAAGCTGCGGCAGCCGCTAATCAACCTTTTGAAGTGGCGTATTTAGAACAAGCTAACCGCATCACCGCCGATTGTGATATGCCGGACGAAAGCCGTGCAAGATTATTGCGTGAATTGGGCTTGCTTACTGCAGTAAAAAATCCCGAACAAGCCTTGCAATACCTTGAATCTGCCCTCGGTTTAGATCAGAAAATCGGCGTAAAAGGTGAAATTAAAAAACTCCGGAAACAATTAAACAAAACCGAAGAATAACGTTTTTGATACAGAGCAAACCACGCAGCCACGGGGCGGATTCAAAGTGCGGTCAAATTTTCTTAAATTTACACCGTACTTGATGAATCCCCACCCCGCTTTTTTTATAGGTAAACACAATGTCAGACGGTGCAATCTCAATCAAACTTGCCCCCGATTATGAGATGGGCGCAGTGCAAAAACAGGTCGAAACCTACCCTAACACCGATGATTTAATTAGTAATGAACCCTTTTTCCCTGATTTGTCGATTTCGCAATGCCGCAATCAAATGCGTATTGACGGCACAGTGACCGAATTTCGCTTAAAAGATTCATTGATTGAGGCAATGGCTTCAGTCAATGAAGAATTGAGCGCATTTCAACAAGAAAATGCGAAATATGGTCATTTGGAAAGTATTCCGGCTCCGGTTATCAATGACGAAAGCATCTTGGTGCAACGTTATCAACGTGCCGTGATTTGCCTTGCCGTTGCCAATTTATACGAACGCTATGCAAGTTACGACAGCACAAACGATGGTGAAAAGAAAATGGAACAGCTCAAAGACATCATCGACCAACTCCGCCGTGATGCCCGTTTTGCTATTAGCGATATATTGAAACGCCGAAGAATAGATGTGGAGCTGATCTAATGAAAGTGCGAGCCCAACAAAATGACAATCTCGATGCTATTGTTTACCGCCATTTAGGCAAAAGCCAAGGCTATTTAGAAATCGCATGCGAACTGAATCCGCACTTGATGAATTTGCCGATAATCCCTATCGGCACAGAAGTGAATTTGCCTGATCCTGAAACTGAAAAAATCAGCGTTGCACAAGATACGTTGCAGCTATGGAGCTAACAAAATGAAAGATATTCAAAGCAATGCACCTTATGTATCAGGCGGTTTTACCGCATTTATGGGAGTTATCAGCAATATGTTCAGCAATGTTACGCTTGCCGATGTCGGCGTTATCGTCGGGATTATCGTCACCATCGCAACGTGGGTGGTGAATTGGTATTACAAGAAAAAAGATTTTGAATTAAGAAAATTAGAAGTAGAAGGAAAAATCAATGATAAGAAAAAGCACTAAATGGGCATGTGGTATCGCCGCCATTGTCGGTTTAACCATTACTTTACACGGCAATGAATTGCAAACCTCAAAACAAGGCTTACTGTTAATCGGTGATGCCGAAGGCTGCCAACGAAAGTCCTATCACTGCCCTTCTGATGCCCTAACCTTTGGCATTGGAACAACAGAAACCGTAGAAAAAATCATACCCAATAAAATCTACTCAAATGAAGAAATCGCCAGCGCTTTTGCAAAAGGCGTAAAGCAAGCGGAAAAATGTGTCAATACTTACGCCAACGGGCAAAAAATGCCGCAAGGAGCATTTGATGCGCTCACCTCTATCACCTTCAATGTTGGGTGCGGCAAACTCAAAAACAGCACGCTATTTAAAATGGCTCGCCAAGGTTACAGCAAATCCATGTGCGGTCAATTTGAACGTTGGATTTATGCAAACGGAAAACCGTTAAAAGGCTTGATTGAGCGCAGACAAAAGGAGAAAGCACTATGTTTAACTTCCTAAGTTCAAAAGAAAAATGGTTGTTATTAGGCGGTCCGATTCTTTTAGTCCTAATTATTTTGTTTCAGGGTTGGCAAGCCTCTTACATGGCATTAAATGAACATGTGAAACAGTTTGCCGAACAGCAAAAGCAACTGACCCAAGCCGTCAATGAGCTAAAACATCAACAAACCCAACAAACACAGGATTTAAAAAATGCACTTAAACAACATAAAACTTGGGCTGACAGTCCTATTCCTGACAGCGTGCTCAGCGTGCTCAACCGCCCCGCAAGTCATCAAACAACCAATACTCTGCCCTCAAACAAATGAGTGCGATCGATTTGCGCCACAAATCACTACAAATGGCGAGTTAGCCGAGGCATATCAAACCACACAACACAAGCTCAATTTGTGCGTGATGGAAAACGAAAGCCTGAAAACGTGCATTGAAAATTACAACAAAAAGGACAACGACAAATGACCGACCAATTTGACCGAGCGCAACAATTAGAAGAAATGCACCGTGAAATCGCCCTGAAAAAACACCGCACTTTTAAGGCTGTCAGCCGCCTTTACTGTGAAGATTGCGATGCTCCCATTCCCGAAAAACGTCGTCAAACTATTCAAGGTGTCACCCGGTGCGTGATATGCCAAGAACAGGAAGAAAAACGGCAACGGAATTATAGATAGGGGAATTTTAGAAAATGAAAAAGCCCGACCAACTGCGCAAAATCCTTGAGCAAAGTTTGCCGGATTTCGTCAATAACCCCGATCGATTACAGCTTTACACGGACGGCGGGCAGATTATCGCCACAGGTGCAAATTCGTTCAGTTTTGAATATCGCTACACGCTCAACATCATTGTGACTGATTATGCCGGTGACATTGCCGCCTTGATTGTGCCGCTGATTGCTTATCTTCGCACCAATCAACCGGAAATCTTTGAAAATCCACAACTGCGTGAAAATGCCTTCAGGTTTCAAGTGGATTACAACAATAACAATACGGCTGACATCAGCTTTGAAATCAAACTCACCGAACGTGTGGTATCGAAAAAAGATGGCGACAGTGTGCAACTGAATTATGCAAAAGAACCGGTACTTGAGGATCCACGCTTGGTAAAAGTTTATTTGCAGACTTGGGATAATTTGATTTTTGAGGGTAAAGCCTAATGGCTACTGTGCAAGAAATTCAAGGGAAATTGACCGCACTTGTCAATAATCTGTCACCACAGGCTCGAAGACAACTTGCCCGCAACATCGGGCAAGCGAGCCGCAACAAGTAAGGATACAACCCACGGTAAAGCAACAATACCAAGCGTTGCGACAATACCAAGAATTGCAACGAATAGTACAAACAATGCAAACATCGTAATCATATTCCCTCCTCATTTTTTATGATTATGAATCTAAATATTAAAAATTGTCAATAAAAAAAGAGCAATTTATATGAATAATCTACAACTCACCGTATTACTAAATGCCATTGATAAAATTTCTGCGCCATTAAAAAGCGCCAATAAACAAGTTTCCGAACTTTCCCAAAAACTAAAAGAAAATAAATCCATTCGTGCGCAACTTGTAAAACAAGATAAAGCGAATGAAGCTGCTATCAAAAAATATGCTGCTACATTAAACCCTCTTAAAAGCAAATTAAGTGCGGTAAGCCTAGAATTATTACAAGCACAGCAAAAAGCGAAGCACTATACGCAACAGTTAGCCAACGCCAAAAATCCAACAAATGAATTTAAAGCAAAGGTTTTAAATGCACAAAATGCTGTTAAAAAGTTAAAAGTTGAACAGGGTCAGGCTGCACTTAAGTTACGACAAGCACGGCAAGAATTAAACGCTTCGGGGATCTCTGCCAAAACACTTGGACAACGTCAAGACGAATTGCGAAATAAGCTAAAAGGTGCAAATCAACAGATTAAACAGCAAGAAGTTGCTTTAACAAAACTCAATGCAAAACAAACTGCCTACAATAAATACCGAGGTCAAGTTGAAACGCTCAAAGATATAAGCGGAAAAGCACAAATGATTGGTGCGCAATCTATGGCTGCCGGTGCAACTATCACTGCGCCTATTGCAAATGTGACTAAGGACTTTATGAACTTTGAAGATGCAATGCTAGGTGTTGCACGACAAGTTCCCGGAATCAAAGATGAGTTAGGTAATTTGACTCCAAAGTTTGACGAGTGGAAGAAAAAAATCTATCAAATGTCCCTTGAATTACCTAAAAATACGGTTGAGCTTGCCAATATGGTAGAAAGTGCAGCACGAATGGGCGTTGCAGAAAATGAAATTGAGGATTTCATCCGAAAAAATGTAGCAATGACAGTTGCATTTGATGTTCAAGAAGGACAAGGAGATGAATTCACCGAAAAAATGGGGCGTGTTAGAGAAAATTTAAAACTCACTCAAGAAAAAGCAAACGCATTAGCAGATACAATTAACTACCTTGATGACCAAAATTTATCAAAAGGAACAGAAATTATTGATTTTTTGAATGATGCTGCGGGAATCTCAAACTTGGCTAAAATGAATGAGAAAAACTTAGCTGCATGGGGCTCAACTTTAATTACTGCAGGCAACGAGGCAGGAAAATCAGCAAAAGCATTCGGATCAATTTTAACGCGTTTAGGTAGTAACAAAAAACCGGTAAAAAAAGCATTAGCAGCAATCGGGTTAAATCCGGATGACGTAAAAAAAGGGTTACAGGTCAATGCAACAGAAACTATTTTAAAAGTATTTGAACGAATAAAGAAAAAAGTCCCAAAACATCTACGCCTTACTGTACTAGAGGAATTAGCCGGTGGAGATTACAACAAAGTATTTGCTAATCTTGTCGCCAATCCTGACATGCTCCGAAAACAGCTAGAACAAGCCAATAGTGACGCAGCCAAGGGGTCAATGGATAGAGAGTTCCAAACTCGCATGAAAGCCCTTTCGGCAAGTACTCAAATCTTTAGCAATCAACTGTTTAATTTAAAGGCGACAATTGGCGGAGTGATTTCCCCAACTTTGCATAAAGTGATGGAAAAGCTTGGTGGTATTGTTGATAAAGCAAATGCTTGGATTCAAGCAAATCCCGAACTCGCAAGAAAAATCCTTGTTGTTGCGGGAGCAATCGGCACAACACTCACTGCTTTCGGAGCATTAAGCCTTGCCTTAAGTTTTGTTCTTTATCCTATGGCACGGTTTATTCTCGCTGCAGGAAAATTAAATCTACTCATTCCAAAAGCAACAAAACATATAAAAAGTGCGGGTGGTGCTTTAGTGCGTGGTTTACTTACACCATTAAAACTAATTGGAGGATTATTTAGTTCTTTTGGTGGTTGGGCATTAATTGCACTAGCTATTGCAATTTATAAATATTGGCAACCTATCAAAGCCTTTTTCAGTGGCTTTTTTGTAGGATTAAAATCTGGTCTAGCCCCCGTTATTGAAAAATTCAAACCGTTAAGTGATCTGTTTGGTGTTTTGGTCGGTTGGATTGAAAAAGCCGTGAAATGGTTTACTGATTTACTCTCACCGGTAAAAAACACTACGGTTGAACTACTGGCGGCATCTAGAGCCGGTAGAGACTTTGGGGAATGGTTAGCCAAAGGCATTGACCTCGCTCTCAAACCACTCCAACTTTTAATTGATGGGGTTAAATGGCTGATTGATAACATGCCAAGCGTAGGTGATGTTGCTACAAAACTTGTACCAAAACAACACGCAGAACAAATCCAAAAAACGGCAGATATGGCTGCAATGACAGGATTTTCTAAAGGCGGTTACACCGGCAACGGCGGCAAATACCAACCCATGGGAATTGTTCACGGCGGTGAATATGTGATGACAAAAGAAGCCACGTCACGCCTCGGCATCCATACATTAAACGCCCTCAATTATGGCAAACAAGCCTTAATTGCAGGCGGGCTAGGTATCAGTGTCGCCACAGCCGCACCAGTGCAAGTGGATCACCGACCGTCAATTTCGGCACGTCCTGTTGCACCACAGGTTACACAGCCAATGAATGTTCAAATTACAATTAATGCCGCACAAGGCATGGACGAGAGAATGATAGCTCAACAAGTAGCAAAAGAACTGCAACGAATCCAAAACCAACAACAAGCACGTGCACGTAATAGTTTGCGTGATCGGGTTTAACCAAAGGGCGAAAGCCCTTTTTTGTTATCTCTAAATTCACACTTCCCCACCCTCGCATTTATCCCCTATCTCGCCAACAATAACGCTATTTATTACAACTGAAAAAAGGCTTTATGTCCGCCGAGTTCAACCGCCGATTAGATAATCTTATTCGCTTTGGCACGGTTGCCGAAGTTGATTATGCGACAGCCCGTGTGCGGGTAAAGAGCGGTCAAATTCTGACGGATTTTTTACCTTTTATTACGCTACGTGCCGGCACAACAAAGACGTGGTCGCCGCCTACTGTGAACGAACAATGTGTAATTTTGGCGGCAAGCGGTGAATTTACTACAGCTTGCGTATTGGTTGGGCTTTATACACAAAACAGCCCAAGCCACTCTCCCGATTTACACGTGATCCAATTTGCTGATGGTGCAAACATCGAATACAACCAAGCGAGCGGTCGGTTAAACGTTGTCGGGATTAAATCCGCCTTTATCAATGCCAGTGAACAAATTGATATTTTCTGCCCGACCGTAAACATTAAAGGTAATGTAAAAATTGACGGAAAGGTCACAAGCACGGGCGACATGATCGCAGGCGGAATAAGTCAAATCAACCACAAACACGGTGGCGTGCAAGGTGGGCCAAGCAAAACAGGAATCCCTGAATAATGAATAGATATACCGGTGAAAAGCTCACAGACGAAGGGCAACATATCAAACAATCTATTGCCGACATACTACTCACGCCCATTGGCTCACGCATTCAACGGCGGGAATATGGCAGCCTAATTCCAATGCTGATTGACCGCCCGATTAGTCGCATACTTATGCTACAACTTGCCGCTTGTGCGGTGACGGCGATTAACCGTTGGGAACCCCGTGTACAAATTACCCAATTTAAACCACAACTGACAGAACGTGGCATTACCGCCAGTTATGTGGTGCGTTATCGCAAAAATAATCAAGAAATTCATAATGAACAGCTCCTACTTGGAGGCAAACAATGAGCGAGCTAGTCGATTTATCAAAACTTGATGCACCAAAAGTGCTTGAAGATTTAAATTTTGAAACCTTGTTGGCAGAACGAAAAGCAGAATTTATCACTTTATTCCCGCAAGAAGAACGCGCATTTTGGCAATCACGGTTAAGCCTTGAAAGTGAACCCATTACTAAATTACTGCAAGAAGTGGTTTATCTGCAGTTGCTTGAACGCTCTCGCATTAATCAAGCAGCACAAGCTACCATGTTGGCGTATGCCACAGGTTCGGATCTTGATGTCATCGCCGCCAACTTCAACGTGCAACGACAAGTCATTCAAGCGGAAGACAATAGTGTCACGCCAAAAATACCGGCTATTTTAGAAGATGACACCTCATTACGATTACGCACGCAGCTTGCCTTTGAGGGGCTTTCCGTTGCGGGCCCTCGTTCCGCTTATGTATTCCATACGCTTTCTGCCCACCCCGAAGTCGCCGATGTTTCAGTGGTTTCGCCAGAACCAGCGCAAGTGACCGTTACGATTTTAAGCCGAATCGGGCAAGGCACGGCAAGTGAAAGCGTATTAAATGCGGTGCGTAAAAAACTCAATGATGAAAATATCCGCCCCATTGGTGATCGTGTGACTGTACAAAGTGCGGTGATCCACTCTTATAGCATCCGAGCAAAATTACATTTATACCGTGGGCCGGAATATGAACCAATAAAAGCAGAAGCCTTGAGAAAGCTCACTGAATACACCGAAGAAAAACGCCGTTTAGGGCGTGATATTAGTCTTTCCGGTATCTATGCAGCCTTGCATTTAGAAGGCGTGCAACGTGTTGAATTATTAAGCCCCACTGCCGACATAGTGCTACCAAGTTCAAAATCCGCTTATTGCACCGGCATTAATCTTGAGATTGTGACCAGTGATGATTACTAGCCACTTATTGCCGATTGGTTCAACACCGCTTGAAAAACGGGCGGCAGAAATTTTAAAAAGTGCGGTTGAAAATCCCATCATTATTGCGGATTTAATCAATCCTGACCGCTGCCCTGTTGAACTGCTCCCCTATCTTGCATGGGCGTTTTCCGTTGATAAATGGGACGAACATTGGACAGAGGAAGTCAAACGTATTGCGATCAAACAATCCTACTTTGTGCATAAACACAAAGGCACGATTGCCGCCGTCAAGTGGGTAATTGAACCTATCGGTTATCTGATCGAATTAACAGAATGGTTTAACGCCAAACCACAAGGCAGACCCGGTACATTTAGCCTCACAGTAGAAGTACCGGAAAGCGGTTTGACCGAACAAACTTACAACGAATTAGTGCGACTGGTCAATGATGTAAAACCCGTCTCACGCCACTTAATACAGCTTGCTATCGCTATCTCGCCTACCGGCTCACTTAACACATTTGTCGGGCAACAAGAGGGCGAAATTATCACCATTTACCCACAAGGATAATTATGGCTTCACAATATTTTGCAATTTTAACGGATTACGGCACAACCGCTTTTGCCAACGCATTAAGCAGTAAACAACCGCTACAACTCACCACATTTGCCGTGGGTGACGGCAACGGACAAGCCGTTACCCCCACAGCCAATCGCACCGCACTTGCACGGGAAAAACACCGTGCACCGGTCAGTGCGGTTTCTCTTGATCCTCGCAATAACAAACAAGTGATTGTCGAGCTGACTATTCCCGAAAATGTAGGCGATTTCTACATTCGTGAAATGGGTGTATTCGACAACCAAAACAAACTTGTTGCTTATGCAAACTGCCCCGAAAGTTTTAAACCGACCGAAAGCAGCGGTAGCGGAAAACGAAATCGCCACCGATTAATCTTTAATTTTCCCTTTAATTTTTAACCCTTGTCGTTTGATGAAAATCAATCGACAGGATTTTTGCAACCAAAATTTAGGAGTTTGAGCAAATGGCAAGCAAAAAATATACATACGACAGCCAAAATGCCCGTAAACGTGAGCGGGTGAATGTGTGGCAGTTAAATCAAAAGGTGAAAGCATTAGAGCTGAAATTGAAGGTGTTGGAACGTCATATCACACATCAAGTCAGCTTAAATGCGCAACAGGTTTTATTGAATGAATCCTTGCACGACCGTGTAGCAGAACTCGAAATGGCGAAGTGGCACAACCCTGTGAAACGTTGCTTTAAGAAATGGGTTGATTTCGTCACGGGGAAATAAACAAGGGGTGTTGTATGCCAATTATGCCTTATCTGAACGGTGATGAAGCGGAATGTGCCGCACAGGTTTATTGCAGATTAAACAACGTTCCGGTGGAACAAATCAGCAGTTGGGGTGAAGCACGACATGTTGCGAATAAAAGTAAATTTCGGGTGGAAGCCCATTTTGATGATTGTTCGCCCAAAGCTAAAGCCCTTTTTCTAAAGCTTGCCAGTGATAAGGCATATATGGGCGAAGATATTTTGTTGGCATCCGACAAAATCAACGTGCATTCACAAGGCTTAAAACTTAGCGATTACACATTGGAAGGACAATTAAAAATCGCAGGACTACTTGAGTGGTTAAGTGACATCAGAAAAGAGATAGCTCCCCCACTCGTGACTAAACAGGAGTTTTTGATGATCGATAAATATAAAGAGAAGAATCATGGAAACACTAAGTAAACAAGATGCACTTCAATCTGAAAACAAGTGGAAAAATAAATATTTTGCTCTGTACGAAAAATTTACGAGATTAAAAATGCAAGGGAATGAACAAGAAGCAAGTCGCATTTTTGTCAGCATGATGAACGTAGGCAAATTCGTGATCCTTTTTAAGCGTCAAGCGAGTGCAGTTAAATAATGAAGGAAAAGAAAATGAAAACATTACTTAGAGTTTATTTAGAACAGGCTGATAACGCTGCACAACAGGAACGTGAAGAAAAATTTGCAATAGCTGCCACAAAATGGCGCAGTGCATTTCACATTGCACCTAATGAAAAAGAACGTGATTGGACTTTCGCCCGTGCGGAATATTGTTTCAAACGTGCCATTGAGAACGGGCAGATTGCGATTAAGAAAACCCGTCAATTAGATTTTCAACAATTTATGGAGAGTGAAAATGCTTGATGTGGTTGTGGGTTTTATTGTTGCAGTGATCGGTTTAATGCTTTTGGCGGCAGCATTGAATGTTTTGTTGAATTGGCTTGCGGATTGGTTTTGTAAGCATTTTTAGGCTTAGGGGGAAGGATGGATGGTTAGGCGAGTACAAATTTATGCAGCATATAGGGGTGATGTGAATTTAGGTGACGGCACGGCAAAGCAACTGGCAGCAAAATTCAATATTACCCCCCGAAAGCGTAGCCAATATGAGTACGCCTAGATATTTAAAACGAGATAAATCAGGCTCACGATTAGTATTTATAAAGTTAGATAAAGAGGAAATTTCATTATGACCGAACACATCATTGAATTATCAAACCGCTATGCCATCAAGTTAGACGGAAGCCAAAATTATATTCTTTACAAAATAGAACCTAAAGAAAACGGCGGTTATGAGCGAATCGGCGGCAAAGTTTGTAAAACCCTTGAAACCGTCTTTGAGACGTTAGCCCATTGTGAATTAATGGCTGAAGATGTCGTTTCCCTCGCGGACTGTGCCAAAACGCTCAAAAGCATTTATGCCGAAGTTAAACGAATTACTGAAATTCAACAAACTTACGCATACGCATAGAAGTTATTTAAGGGATTTTATGATGAACTGGGTAGCAGAACGTGATCTTAATCTTGCCAAGCGTGAACAGGCTATGGCAGATGCACGTGCGTTGATGATGGAAAGTGCGGTCAAAATCAACCGCACTTTAGATCATGCAACGGCAACTAGTGCTCAAATGGCGTTATTTTCTGCTGCTCCGCATCAATTTGATTATGTTGAAAAACTGCTTTCTGTTCTGCCACGCAAGCGCCAACGGGAGCATTTTCGCAATGTTTGGTTGCGTGCCTTTGATGCTGTCGCTGATGATGGCTCTATTGGGTTTAAATTCGGCAATAAACAATCAGCTTATGCCAACAGTTATTTGCGTGAGATTTTAACTAAACGATTAAAGGCGGTTTTTCAACATTATCACATTAGCCTTGATTGGCTTTCGGAACGGGATACTCATTCCCGTGCGGTTGCGCTTTCAAAGGGTAAACACATTCCGCAGTTGCCATTTTATTTGTTGAGTGAACAGCAGTTAAAAGAAATGGCATACAAACTGGCTTTGTTGTTTTCCCGTTTGCAATCGGATTTTGTCAATGAGCAAGCGGAACGCAAGGCAAAAGGTGAAATCACCGTTGATGATTTTGATGATCTTGTGCATGAGATGTATCGCTTATGCGGTGAAATCTGTGCGGATATTGGTTTTCCGCTTAAAAACTGGCACGCCTTTTTTGAGAATCCTTTTTTAGATGCAAACAAAATTGACAGCGATTTGAAAAAATCCGTCTGTGAAAAACATTGGTTTCGCCAGTTAAAAACCGCACAAAAACGATTAAAAGAACATGTTGAAATTGGTTGTGGTGCAGTTTCGGCAAAAGTCAGCCCTTATGTTTCGCAAAGTGCGTTGAATGATTACCGTGCACAACGTGCGGAAACCATGGAATTTCTTGAACAAATGGTGCTTGAGAATCTTGAAGATTCATCAGAACAAATGCCTCTGATTGATATGTGGAAACGTTCATCGGGCAACCCCGCCATTCGTTTTAACGAGATGATGAACCGCTTGCGTGGCATTGATGAATGGGCGGTGGAAAATGACTATGTTTCGTTATTTTTAACCTTGACTGCGCCCTCTTCTTTTCATGCCACCCACAATAACGGAACAAATAACAACAAATGGCAAGGAGCAAGCCCACGGGACACCCAACGTTATTTAAACAAAGTGTGGGCGCAGTTGCGTGCGCAATTTGCTAAGCGGGATATTGGCTTTTTTGGTTTTCGTGGTGTAGAGCCACACCATGACGGCACACCGCACTGGCATTTACTGATTTATGTTGCACCGGAACACAAAGAAGCGGTGATTAAGTTATTTAAGAAAAAAGCATTGGAGCTTGACGGAGAGGAATTTGGGGCGAAAAAACACCGTTGTAAGGTGGATGAAATCGATCCTGAAAAAGGCTCTGCCATTGGCTACATTGCGAAATATATCGCCAAAAATATTTATGCCGGCAAACAGGCAAATGAAAAATCAGATGAAGTGGAAGATTTAACCTTGCGTGAAAACGTGATGCGTGTGAGTGCATGGGCGAATCTTTGGGGTATTCGTCAATTTCAATTCTACGGCACACCGCCCATTTCAACATGGCGTGAGTTACGCAAAATTGATGATGCCATGGCTTCTGTTGCCGATGATGATGTATTAGACACCGGGCGTGCGGTGGCTGATGTGGGCTGTTTTGGCAGTTATTTGAATGTGCAAGGCGGTGCGATGGTGAAACGTTGCGATCAGCCGATTTGCATTGAGTATGAAGAAACCGAGCCGAACAAATACGGCGAAACAAGAAAGAAAATTGTGGGGGTGAAAAACAGATTTAGCTTAAAAACCATTATCACCAAAGTGAAAAATTGGGTGATTAAGAAAGGCTTCGTGCTTTCCACGTCTGCCGATTCGGAGTCCACCGAAACAAACAAGGCGCAGCGCGCCGCTTGGACTTGTGTCAGTAACTGTAACCGTTCAAAAATTGAACAGCAAGTAAATAAATTGATGTTGCCTATCGGTTTTCCTCTAAAACCACGTCAAATTGATATGTTAATCAAATATGGAAGGTTACGGCTTAATGACTATCGGTGGATTTGTTATGAAAACGACCACGTTTTCATCGAAGAAGTGAAAATTCCTTTGGCTCAAGCCTTTGGTTGGGTTGAGAGTTTGGGGGATTTTAGGGTTAGTTAGGTAAAAAGAGAGGTGATTTATGAGAAAAATTATTCAGATTGCTTATGGAGAATCAGGCATTTTTAACTGTATGACGAATGATACTGAACAAAATTCAGGATTATTTGGTTTATGTAATGATGGCACTTTATGGAAATTAATTAATTTTAACCTTACGAATAGAAAAGGACCTGAATGGGTAAAAATTGTGGATATTCCACAGGATGATTTTTTAGGTATTAAAGAAGATCAATATTCACAATTGAAATATGTTTCTATTGGCGAATTAGAACTAACAGTTAGAGCTTACAATGCGTTACGTAATGCAGGTAAATCAGACCTATACCAACTCATTCAAACAAATGAAGCTGTATTCTCAAGAATACATAATTTGGGCAAATTATCACAAATTGAAGTTTTGGGAAGTTTATTTGATTTCTTAATTAAATCTTATTCACTTATCGAAATAAAAAATATGCCTATTTTTAAAGGAAATTTAGGTAGAAAAATTCTAGAAAATAAAGAGGAAAAATAAAATGAATGGCTTAAAACAGCTAATCAAAAACATCGAACAATGGGCGGAAGACCGTAATTTGATTGAAGGCTCTACTCCACAAAAACAATTTATTAAATTGATGGAAGAATTTGATTTGGTGAGCTTTGCTCCGGTGTGTCTAAAAATAAAGTGGACGTGGTGAAAGATAGTATTGGGGATTGTTTTGTTGTGATGGTGATTTTGGCAAAACAATTCAAGCGTGATGATATTCTTGCCGATATGAGTTACATCGAAATGCACCCGCCATTTCAAGGCGATATTGCACGAAGTTTGATCGACACAAACGCATCCATGCAAGCCTTTTTCTTTGCCCATGAACGCAAAGAGCATGAAAATGTGATGAATTTCTTTGCCTATACTGTGCTTGGTTTGGTTGAAGCGACTGATTATTATCATCTTGATCTTGATGATTGCGTACAGTCTGCATGGGAAGAAATCAAAGACCGTAAGGGAAAAATGATTGATGGGGTGTTTGTAAAAGAAGATGATTTGCGACCAGTGGGACGAAGTAAATTACTAGGGGCAAGCTATGGTAACAAATGAACAAGTGATGGAAAAATTAGTGGAGCTTGAGGGCTTGTTGGCCCGTCAAGCTATTCATGAAAATAGTAAGGAATTGTGGGATATTAATCAGGTGGCTGAATATTTTGGTTACACAGTAAGACATATGCGTGAAGTGGCGGCTGATCCTTTTTTTCCTCGTCCGGTTCAAGTTCCGTCACAACGTAACTTAAACCAACCCACAAACCAAGTGCGCTATTTTGTTGGCGAGGTCGTGCAATATGCGAAACATCGCCAACAACGCAGAAAGATGTTTTAGTCTAACAACTTCACGACATCTTCCATTTTTGGGGCATAGTAGGTATTAAGTAAAATCTTGATGTCTCTATGCCCTGAAATTTTTGCCAAAGTCATCACATCCACTTTTTCAGATAAACGGCTCAATGCTTCTCGCCGTGTATCATGAAAATGTAAATCTGCCTCTGCAAGCCCTGCTCTTTCTTTTAATATTCTGAAATTCGCATCCTGGGATCTTGTATTTAATTGAAAGATTAAGTCGCAATCCTGCGTTTTGATTAAAGCGAGATTTTTGACTATTTCTATGGCTTTGGAGGATAACGGTATATTGCGGGGATGACCATTTTTACTTGTGGGAATGTGTAGAATCCGATTTTGTGCATTCAAGTGTTCCCATTTTGCACCGCAAATTTCACCGGCACGCATAGCGGTTTCAATGGCAAAAAATTGCTGCAGCTGCTCTGCTTTGCTTGGTTATGGGGGCGTGTGATAAATCATAACCGGAAACAAACACAAGCCGTTCAATTTCTTGATCCGAATAGCGGCGAGAGCGTTCTTTTGGTGTTTTGGGTTTTCGCACGTTTTTGAGTGGGTTTTCTTTTAAAAATTTCCATTCGCCACATGACATTGTCATAATATGCGATAGCGTGTTCCATTCCCTTAAAACACTGGCAGCACTGACTTTTGCTAATCGTTCATCACGCCATAAAATAAAGTCATTTTCTGATAAATCTTGTAGTAATACTCTGCCAATCGGCATATCCATCAGGCGAATAAGGCGTAGTCGCTCTTCGCGATAACTCTTTTTATGTCGGCTCACTTCTTTAATGTATTTATCGATAACTTCGGCAAATGTCATGTAGGGAATGCCAGTGTTGTAGCTACCGTTTTTTATTTTTGTTTCAATTTCATCCGCCCATGCGATAGCTTCTGCTTTGGTGCGGAATTGTTCTGACTTTGACACGCCTTTTCGGCGAATTTGTACCCGCCATTTGCCATTTCTTTTTGTTATTGATGCCAT